CATGTATGATGACGCAGATAATGGTATCTTTTTGTTGGATGAGTGGCATGACAGTTTTGTGTTTGATGCGGTAAGAAAAAACATTCCCGGACTAATTGAATTCAACTGGGCAGCCAAGTTGGGTGATCTTAGACCCAGCAAACTCAACAGTCCCGGTGAAGGACATCCGCTGATCAATTCAGATTGGGGCGCATATCTAGATCACTTGAAGGGTGCCAGAAAAGATTTAAAACGTAGCAAACGCGAAGATCTCAAAGTCACAAGAACAGAGGCATACTGGCAATGACCTGGATATTCCTAAACAAAAACAACAGTGACGAGTACGTAGAAATGTTTGCGGCCGGATCCCAAACTGTGCCCACTTGTTTAGAAACATGGCAGTACGAAGACAGCACAAATCCACTGGTGCTACGTGGCATAATGAAACACAAGATTATCAAACGCTGTTGGACGGATCAAAGACAGTTCTATTACATGGACTCGGGTTATCTAGGCAACAGACCCAGCATAACCAATCCCAATGGTTGGAAGTCCTGGCACAGAATTGTGCCCAACGATCTACAACATGGCGCTGTGATCGATCGTCCAGCAGATAGACTACAACGATTAAACGTACGGATCAGACCCAGACAAAATCACTGCAGAGACATATTGATAGTTGCGCCCGACGAAAAACCCTGTAAATTTTACGGCATAACACTAGACGAGTGGCTGAAAACAACGACGGATACTATCCGGCAATACACTGACCGTCCCATACGCATGCGAGAACGTCCTGCATCAAGACAGGATCGAAAAACACAACAGCCAGAAGAGTGGTTGAACGATGTACATGCTGTGGTTACATTTAACAGCACCGCCGCAACTGAATCTATTCTGGCTGGTGTGCCTGTGTTTGTCACAGCACCGGCTGCCAATGCAGCACGGCCAATGAGCAATACAGATCTTGGCAAGATAGAAACACCCTGGTTCCCAGACAGCGATCAGGTACATAAGTGGGCTTGTCATCTAGCGTATGGACAATTCCATAACACAGAACTGGCCAATGGCACAGCCGCCCGAATACTCAAGGAGACTCCCAGTGCGTGAACAATATGGATGGTACTTTCCCGACATCGAAACACATTTCCCTGAAATGTTGGCCAAGAATATCAAAAAAGGCGGACCTACAGAGTATCAACAACCTGTACGACTGCGCAGTCTACAACATGTAAAGAATAAACGCACTGCCTTGGACATTGGTGCCAATGTAGGGTTGTGGTCACGTGATTTAACAAAACATTTTGATCAAGTGATTGCGTTTGAACCCGTGGCAATGTTTAGAGAATGTTTACAACGCAATGTTACTGCATCAAATATCAAGGTAGAGACCGTGGCCTTGGGTGATTCGGAAGGACAGGTGCGCATGATAATCACAGAAGGCAATACAGGCCACACTCACGTAGATCCCACCAGTACCGGTGGCGATACTCGTATTATCCGACTTGACAGTTTAAACTTGCAGAATGTTGACTATATCAAGATCGACTGCGAAGGGTTTGAATACCGTGTGTTACAAGGTGCAAAAGAGACTATACAACGCTGCAGGCCTGTTGTGGTCATTGAACAAAAGCCGCACGAAATGTATTCAAAGGACTATGGGCAGTTTGCCGCAATTGGATTGTTAGAGGACTGGGGTATGGTCCGGTTAGATCAAGTTAAAGATGATTGGATCATGGGATGGCAATGAAGATTGGATAATGAAGTGGACCAAATAAACAAAAACAATTACTCTATTGATTATTTCCACAACAGTAAAATAATTGGAGAAATGCCGCCTTTACCAATTCCAGGTTCTTGGCAAAAATTTCATAGAGCCAATCTAATCAAATGTTCTCTTGAACAAACTGTAGGAAGTGGTTACATCTGTGAATTCGGTGTACTAAAAGGCCGAACATTAAATCAAATAGCAGATTTTTTTAAAAATGAAGATGTACACGGATTTGATAGTTTTAAAGGATTGCCAGAACCCTGGCATATGACCGATGATCGAGTATTTCCAAAAGGACAAATGAGCCTTGGAGGGAATCTTCCTGAGGTTTTGCCTAATGTAAAATTAGTAGTAGGCTGGTATGACAAAACTCTTCCTGGCTGGATTGATGAAAATTCTGATGTTGTAAAGTTTATTCATATAGACTGTGATTTGTGTTCTAGTACTGAAACAGTCTTAACCTTACTTAACAATCAAATAGTTCCTGGAACAATTATTCATTTTGATGATTTTTATTGTTGGGGCAATCCGGAAGAATTTACCAAATGGCAGGATGGGGAATATCTTGCGTTACATCACTGGATTGAAAAATTTGATAGGACTTTTGAAATTCTTCATAGAAACAACTACTTTCAGTGTGCAATTAGGATAATAAAATGAAAATTAGATTTTTTAGTGATGCATATAAAAGCAAACGGGCAAGTCATCGACTGCGTGGAGATGTGACTTGTCAAGCATTGTTAGAACAAGGATACGATGCTAAAATTTTAACCGACTGGAGTGAGGTAGATGCAGACACCATTGTTATCTTTTTAAAACGTAGTTCAGTGGCCAGTATACAACGTGCTCGGGACCAGGGTGCCAAAACCATTTACGATCTATGCGATAACAAATTTGAAGAAAAAGGTGAATACGAACCGTGTTGTCAATTGGCTGATTTAGTATCTGTTAACAGTGTTAACATGGGAATTAGTACTAAAAATTTCACGGGCAAAAACAGTATTGTAATGCCTGATCCTTATGAGAGGCCCAAACTATCTCCCAGGTTTGCACCCGGAATAGATATAAACTTGTTGTGGTTTGGCTCGCAGAGTAGTTTTAAATTTTTGCCCATACTTGAAGTATGGTCCAGATTAGAAAAAGAAATTGGAAATTATTGTTATACCATGATCAGTGCCAAGACTGACAGAGTACTTGGTAAATTCAAATTAAGACAAGCCAAAGGTGCAGTAAGCGGTATCAACTTTGATCGCTTGGACATGCGAGAGTGGTCTTGGGAATTGCAAGGACAGTTGCTGGAGCAAACAGACATTGTGCTAATGCCTGTATTGACTGAGAATCCACGTACTGACACCAAAAGTGCCAATCGATTGATTGACAGCCTAATCTCTGGACGTTTTGTTATCACTACCCCTTTGCACAGTTATCTAGAGTTTGCACCTTACACATGGCAAGGAGATTATATTGAAGGCATTCAATGGGCTAGAAATAATCCAGAGCAAGTGTTAGATATGGTTACTCGAGGGCAAAAATACGTTGAAGATAATTACTCAGCACGAGTATTATCTAAACGATTTATAGAAGAAGTCATTGACCAACTAAGGAAATAACATGCTAGGAACAAAAAATGCTTAATCAAAAAATACAAGAAAAAATCAAAAATAATTTGCCAATCAAATTGCACCTTGGATGCGGGCCAGTTATGCTTGACGGTTACATTAATGTCGACGGAAGTCAGGCAACTCCGGAAGTGTGTGTTCAAGATATCACCGGAACATTCCCAATCCCAGATAATACAGTTGATGAAATAATATCTATCCATGTGATTGAACACATTTCAAGAAAAGATATCCCAAAGATGTTTAAAGAATGGTTGCGTATCCTTAAACCAGGAGGACGAGTGGTAACCGAATGGCCAGACACGCTAAAGGCATGCAGAGAAATTGTAAACAATCCAAAAATTTTAACATCAAAAGATCGAAAAGATATGAAACGCACCTTATTTGTATTTTTTTATGATGATTTAAAATATGACCATCCATCTATGATTCATCGCTGGGGATATAGTGTAGAAAGTTTAGGTCAGACATTTGTAGAACATGGGTTTTCAGAATGGACTTCGGAGGCAAATCAATTTGCAAAATCACCCAATGACAGTAGAATTGTTGCTACGAAATGAGAAAACACTATGAAATATTTTGATCCAGAAAAGTTTCATAAATTAGCCGAAGAACGTCACAACGAATACGTAAATGCTTCGCCGTTTGCCCATACAGTGTTATTTGATTTGTTTGATGATGATGTGTTAAAAAAAATTCATGACGAATTCCCATCAATGGAAAAACATATGGCAGGTAAAAATAATAGAACTACATTACAAAAATTAAGTTTTAGACAGCCCGAAAAATTAAGTTTATTTGAGCCAACTACTCAAGAATTTAGTCAAGAACTTAATAGTAAAGAATTTTGTGTATTTTTAGAAAAATTAACTGGCATTGAAAATCTACAATCGGATCCGCATTTAGAAGGAGGTGGCCCTCACGAAATTCGTCGAGGCGGTTTTTTAAAAATGCATGTAGATTTTAATATACATCCTATAACAAGTTTAGATAGACGAATTAATGTATTAATATATTTGAATGATGATTGGCAGGATGAGTACGGTGGAAATTTAGATTTGTGGGACACTGAAATGGGGGGACTTAAAAAATCAGTCCCACCAAGAAAAAATACAACTGTAATTTTTAATACTACAAATCATTCTTGGCACGGACACCCTGACCCTTTAAATTGCCCTGATAATAGGGCAAGAAGAAGTCTTGCATTTTATTATTATACAATGCCCGTTGCCGGCGTACGAAGAAAAGGTCATTCGACTATATATAAGGCAAGGCAACAGGACAATTTTTAATTATGGCCGCCAAGGTAGTTAAAGAACTGTATGGGTTTTCTGGCAATCAAATATTGTTGATGCAAAAACACAATAGACTTTTTGTGCGTAAGATCGGAAATATCACAAGGAACATAGAGCGTATGCAAGCATTGAATGGAGAGTATCCACTTCCTCAATTGTATACAGTTTCAAAAAAAATGATCGACATGGAGTACTTGCACGGACTAGATATAAAAACATATCTTAAAACAAACAATTACGAAAAGTTGCTAGATTTTTTGTTGTGCATACTAGAAAAATTTTCTACTGTGTCCAAGGACAAAGATTATACAGAAATCTATATCAAAAAGTTGCAAGAAATTAGCTTTGACGAATTGCCGTTTACTCGTGAACAACTGTTGGATCGATTGCCCCGGCAATTGCCTAGTTCAAACTATCATGGAGATCTGACCCTAGAGAACATTATCTGGACAGCGGATAGAGGATTTTTTCTAATAGATTGTGCAACAATAGAATATGATTCATACATATTTGATATTGCAAAGTTAAGACAAGATTTAGAA